CAGGCAAGGGACCGTCCTGTCTAGTGATATACACACATTGGGCATCATCCGTTCGGATGATGTTCCCGGGACACGACAAAACCGCCCCCGCCTCCACGAAGGAGACGGGGGCGGTGTGCTTGCTCTAAAGGATTGCGAGTGGCTTACAGCATCACTGCCACCCGGCGACCTGATCCGGCCAGATCCAGCCGAGGTAGCGCAGACCCCAGCGGCGTGCCACCTCGTCGGTGGCCACCAGGCCGATGCGCCCGGAGTCGGGCAGGTCCACGCCCCAGCAGTGGCCGCGGCCGTTGGCGAGGGTGACGTGACCGTAGCCCTGGCTGCCGCCCGCCCAGAACTGGAACGCTCCGCGCGGGGCGGTCTTGGCCTTCTTCCCGCTGTGCCGGTACTTTGCCGGGGTCTTGTACCACCCGTCGATCGCATTCCAGCCGGATGACGACCGGCCGTAGGCGCAGGCCACCGAGTGGGCACAGTGGCCCTCCCACGGGACACCCTGACGGGTGGACGGGTCGTGGCTGCCGACCGGGCAGCGGGTGGTGTGCTTGTCGTGCCAGTCGCGCATCCTGGCCACGGCCTTCTGCCCGGCGGCGCGGCGCTTCGCGTCGACCGCGACCCGGGTACGCTTCGGCCCGACATACTTGGTCATCGGCTTGCGACGGATCGTGACCATCAGTAGTCGCCCTCCTCTGCCACCAGCGCATTGCCGGCGGCGTCCTTGGGGTCGTCGACCGGGGTCACCTTGCCGCGGGTCCACACGACAACCACGACGGTGCCGCCGCCGGCGATCACAGAGGACCAGATGGCCGACTGCGCGGCGGTGAGGTTCCACCAGCCCTGCATCACCACGGCGGTGAGGAGCAGCTGCAGGAAGAAGACGATCGCGGCGCGGATCGCGAGGGGCTCACGGGTGCTCATGGTGGTGCTCCTTTGATGAGGGGGTCAGCGGGTGAAGAGCCGGTCGCCGAGGGTGATGGCCAGGGCGGTCAGGGCGACCAGCGCCGCCACCCATCCGGGCCAGGCCCGCAGCCCGCCGATCGAGGCGGTGAGCCCGGCGAGCTGGGTTTCGGCGGCGCGCAGCCGCACGTCGAGGTCGACAAGCTCGGCCTGGGTTTCGGTGTGGTGCTCGAGCAGCACGTCCAATTTGGTTTCGATGCGCGCCAGGCGTTCCCCGACGTCGTGCCGGTCGGAGTCGGGGGTCACGCCAGGTCAGCCGATCTTTACCACGGCGAACCGCGCCTGGGTGATGCTCTGCGACACGCTCGACGACTCATTGGTCACAATCAGTTCGTACGTGTCGTTGGCGCTGGCCGAGAACACGCCGCTGATGTTCGCGTAACCCCGGTAGGTCGACTCGCCGCCCGGCAGCTCGGTGGTGATCCGCTGCTGCGGCAGGCCAGTGGCCGTCACGGCGCCACCGACCATGACGGCGCACCGGAAGATCGTCGCACTCGCTGACGTCACGTACACGCTGCCGGTGACCATCCACAACCCGGCCACGGGGATGGTGACCACGCCGCTGCCGAGGATGCTCGACGGGTCGGTTTCGCTAGAGTAGGAAACGGTGACGCTGGTGGATGCCGGCACCGTCTGCGATGACGCCGTGCGGACTCCGATCGCGTGCAACGCTGGCCCGACGTCGGTGAGGGTGCTGCCGTTGGACACCTGCAGCGTCTGTGTGGTGGTGTTGAACACGACTAGCCCGGCGGGTTTCTGCGGGCCGGTCAGCGCGTCTATCTGCGTCTGTGTCAGCCTGCGCAGGATCGAGCCGCCCTCCAGTGCGGTGATGATCGCGGCGATCGCCGCCACGGAGTCGTTGTCGTCACCACCGTCCGGGGTGGTGATGCCGTGGATCGTCGAAAGGCTGCTCATGGCGTCTCCAGGGCTAGTTCATCGTAGGTCTTGCCGGTGGCCTTCTCGTCGTCGAAGGTGCCGTACTTGGCTTTGCGCTGATCCCAGGTCATCCCGGCGGCCGTGTCCACGGTGAGCACCAGCCAGGCCGGAACTTCCGCTCGGATCGCCGCCTCGGTGGCCGCAGGGTCCGGGGTCTCTGCAGCGTAGGTGCGCACCCGGATCTGCCACGGGTCGCCCAAGTAGGGGCATTCGACGAACACCCGCCGGGCACCGGACAGGGTGAGCCCGACGCGCTGCACGACCGCGTCCGGACATCCGCGGTACCGCGACGTCGGCGAGGCGATGAACGCGCGCCGGTCCGGCTGCGGCACCGCGGTCAGATCGACCCCGGCCATTGCGGCCAGCCACGGAAGCCGTGACGGCGGGGTGGCCATCGGGTCCGCCACCTCATCGACGCCGCGCAGAAGATCCACCATCGCCCGCACCGGGTAGGCGATCGCCGCGAGCAGTGCGTAGACAGTGCCGTCGTCGGCGTCGCGGACGTGGCGCGGCAGGTAGGAGTAGGCCAGATCGGCGAGGTAGGAGTCCAGTGCGAGCACGCCCGGAGGGACCAGGTCCGGCAGTGCCCCGTACCCGGCGTCGTACACGTCGGCCAGGTCGTACGTCCCGCCGTCGTCATACAGGCCCATCAGGTGACCGTCACCGTCATCGTGCCCGGGTAGGTGACCTGGTCTGCGGCCAGTGTCACGTCCGCGGCGGGCAGAGTCAGTGAGGCGACGTAGTCCACCCCGTCGACCGCGGCGACCAGCGCGATCAGGCTGGTGTGCCGCACCGTCGCCCCGAAGTCCCACGTCTGCGGGTCGAGGTAGGTGCGCAGCGCCGCGACAATCGCGGCCTGCACCACCGACGTCGTCTCACCGGGCTTCGCGACGGCCTCGCAGGTGACGGACACCGACTGCAGGGACGCCTGATTGACGTGCACTGTGATGCCGGTGGCAGTGATCGCCTGCATCGCCGCGGCCAGTGCCGTGCGGTCGACGTCAGCGACCTGACCGGCGTGGCCGTAGCAGGCCACCGTCACATGCCCACCGTCGCTGCCGGCAGTGCCGATCGCCGCGCCGTCCCACGCCGGGATCGCGGCCGCATTGGTCGCCCGGCCGTCCTCCAGGACATATGCCGCCCACGCGTCAGGCACCACCAGAGAGTTCGTGACCCGGGCCAGCCGCTGCTTCGTGCGGGCCAGGAAAGCCGCGTCGTCCTCCGGGTCGGCCCCGCCGGAGAAGCCGCCGGTGACCGCGACGGACAGTACATTGGGGATCACGTCGAGGACGTCGATCGCCGCGCCGGCGGTGACGCCGTTGAGCAGAGACGTCGCCTCCACGCTCGCCACCTGCAGCACCGCCGTGGTCGATGCGGTCACCGCCACGTCCACCGTGCTGGCGACCTCGACGCCGTAGTCGGTCAGCGCGAAGCCGGTCCCGGCCGGGACGGTCGTGGTCACCGCGGAGTCGAAAGTGACCGTGACCTGCCCGACCGACTGCACGCCGGGGCGGCGCGGCACCTGATACACCCCGGCGAGAATGTCCTCCTCGACCGCTGCCACCGTCGCATTGGCGGCATTGGACACGTCGGCCACGGCCAGGCACATCGCCTCGATCAGTAGCGTCTCGATCGACCCGGGCCGCAGCACCAGATCGGGGCTGGCCGCGGTCAGCGCGGCCATGGCCTGCACGGCCAGGTCGGCCGGATAGCGGGTGTCGACGGATGCGCCGATCGCGGACAGGTCGAAAGCCACTAGTCCTCCTCGTCGGTGTCGTCGGCCCACGCCACGGTCACGGCCACAGACTGGCGCCCGCCGGTCGGGCCGGTGATCGTCACATCAGTCACCGCCACATCCGGCTCTCCGAGTGCCAGGGCGGCGACCACCTCGCTAGCGGTCAGACCCACCCCGGCCGGGTCGACCAGTCCGACATCCGGGGCCAGCGGCCGCTCCCCGACCCGGGTCGACACGATGGACGCGGCCAGCTGCTGCAGGTGCCGGCCAGAGCCCTGCTCGACGGTGGCGAAAGCCCCGGACTCGATGCGCAGCGGGTCGGCCAGCACCCTCACGAGATCACCCCCAGCACGATCAGGTCAGGGGTGACGGGCGAGTCGCCGACGTCGGCGACCAGAACCGCGTCCCCCTCGGAGACGGTGAGCATGTGCTGGCACGGGCCGAGCGGGACGGTGGGGTGAATGTCGGGCACCAGCACGTACACGCCTGAGCCCGTGACCTTCGTGACCTTTCCTCGATACACCGCGCCTCCTCTAGAAGGACGGCGTCATCGCGCCGTAGTAGTTGCTGCCGAATCCCGCGATGCTCAGCACCTGCACCCGGCCACCGGTGGCAGAGATGAACTTCCCGCCGCCGATGCTGATCCCGACGTGCCCGGCACCACCTCCGGTCGGAGGCCCCCACACCACGATCGCGCCGATTGACGGGGACGTGTCGCCCGCTGCTTTCGCGGCTGAGGCCGGCGCACGCTCCCACACGTAGCGGGCATACAGCCCGCCCAGCCCCTCGCCGCCGGACAGCGCGGTTGACACCCAGGCCAGGCATTTGCCGTCGGCCCACCCGGTGCCGTTACGGGCCCGCGCCCAGGCCACATATTGGCGTGGGCTGCGCGAGCACCGAGGCCACACCTTGTCCGCACCCTGGATCCAGCCGTCGGAGTCGTCCAGTTCCGCATCGCCACCGCCACCGGAGCCACCCTGACTGCCCTTCTTCGGGTGCGTCTTCAAAGGCCGCTGCAGCGCAATGCTGGCCTGCGGACCTTTGTCGTCGAAGCTGCTTCCGGTGACCAGCCACAGCCCGTCGTCGGCGTCGTCCCCGCCGGTGATGTTCACCCGGTGCCACGGCCGCACTTTCACCCCGTCGCGCGGCTCCACCGTCAGGGTGGCGGTGGCGGCCTGGCCCCGGTCGTCCTGCGACGAGCGGGCCTGCAGGCCCGCCATCCACAGCGTCCGCGTGGCCAGCGCCCGCGGCTGCCCGGTCACCGGCACATCCCAGGTGGGGAGCCCGGTATGGCCCTGGAAAGCCCACCAGGCCGTCCCGACGAATACCTTGCCGTCGAATTCCACCCACTCCACGCCGGTGTCACTGGCCAGCGACTCGATGACGGCGAGCACACTCTGGTTGCGTTTCTGCACGACGTGACGGCGTTTCGCGCCCGGCTCCACCAGCGCGGTCCCGCCGGCCTTCTTCACCCGTGGCACGATCCACCCGGCCGGGGTGACGTGACGGGTCGAGTCCGGCCCGGTCATGTTGCGCAGCCGCCGGGCCAGCCGTGACCGGGCGGTCCAGGTCAGCCAGATGTCCTTACCGCGGTAGTCCCGCTCGACGGCAGCGATCATCCACGGCTGGCCGTCGAAGCGAAGGGTGACACCCTCGCGCAGCAGTCCGCGCTTGGACAGTGCCCGGCCGATGTCCACCGCCGGCACACTGAACTCAGCGACCTTACCTACGCCGAAATCCCAGGTGACCGTGCCGAAGACGTCGGCGACCTTGGCCAGGCTCAGCCCGTCGGCCAGGGTGATCCGGTCGGCGCCGACCGTGGGCAGCGTGACCGCCATCTGGTCGGCCACACCCTGCACAGCCACTAGCCCTTGCCCTTCTTCGCGGCCTTCTTCGCGGCCTTCTTCGCGGCCTTCTTCAGTGCGCCCTTCACCGCGGCGGCCGGGCCTGTGCGGATCTGCGCCGCCGATGCGGCCCGCAGCGAAATCGACACATCCATCACCGCCGGCTCACCGTCGGACGTCCACGACGTGATCACCATCGACGGCTCGGAGTCGAAGCGGAAAAGGCCTTCGACCATGTCCCCGAAGACCAGCTGCACCGGCTTCTTCGACGCCGCGAGTTTCGCCAAACGCCGCCGGTGGGTGTCGACCGACACGGACAGGTCACGATGCCGGGCGGCGTAGCCGATGCTCCACGCGTCGCCTGACAGCCCCGCGGGGACGGCCAGCGACTCGCGCCCGGGGCGCTCCAGCTCGCCGACCTGCCGCACGCCGGAGGTGTAGGTGACGTCCTGCGGCCACCACGGCAGCTCCAGCGTGATGTCGAGCGCTGAGGAGATCAGCCGGGCCTTCTTGCCGGACACGGTCAGCCCCTCCGCTCCGCGGCGACCCGCTCACGCTGCGCGATCATCCGCTCAGCCTCCCGGATCCCGGCCGCCGGATCGCCGTGCACGTGCATCTCCTGGACCGCCGGGCCGGTCCAGCGGCCCGCATCCGGCACGGTGACATGCACATTGGATGCTGCCGGGGCCGCGGCCAGCAGGTGGTTCGGGATCACCACGCCGGGCGTGGAGAACCGGGTCAGCTCAGGCCCGTGTGTCCCCAGCATCCTGGGGGATCCGACGCGGGGGACGAACATTTCCGGGCCCAGCTCGCCGACGATCGTCGGGCGCCCGACGGTGACCGGGCCCCCGGTGAATAGATGATCCATCAGCCACGACATGCCGGGGATCTTCGACAGCCACTGCTTCATGGTGTCGATCGCGGCGCCCAGCCCGTCCGTGAGCCCGGACCACAAGCCTTTGAAGCCGTTCTTGATGTGGCCGAGGATGGTGGTGATGGCGTCCTTGGCGGCGCGGAAGGCGCCGGTGATCTTGTCCCATGCCGTCTTCAGACCGTTCCACAGTCCGCGGCCAGCGCCGATGATCAGCCGGAAGGCCCGGCGGATCGCCGGCCAGAAGACCTTGGATATGTAGGCCCACAGGATCTTGACTGCCCCGGCGATCAGTTTGAAGACGGTGCGCAGCACCGGCCACACGACCTTGCTGAGGTAGGTCCACCACAGTTTGAGGTAGAGGCGGATCGCCGGCCAGGCGTACGTGCCGAACCAGTCCACGAACCACTTCACGGCGCCCTGGATCCACTTCCACACCGCAGCGGCGACCCGGCCGACGGCCTGGACGCCCTTGCGGAACCACTCCACATGCTTGTAGGCCCAGACCAGCCCGGCGACCAGTGCGGCGATCCCCAGGATCAGCGCAGGGATACCGGTGGCATTCGTGGCGATCGCCAGCGCCCCCATCGCCAGGGTCATCACCCCGATCGCGGCAGCACCGGCGATGAACGCCTCCTTGTTGTCCCGGATGAAGGTGAACACCTTCTCGATTACGGGGCGGACCTTCTGCGCGGCCAGCCGCATCCCTGTGAACACACCGTGGATGCGGTCGGTGATGTCCTTCATGAGGTGTTTGAGCCCGCCGGTGATCCCGACGCCTTTCAGGAAGTCCGCGAGTTCGGTGTTGAGCGTGTCCTTCAGGTTGGAGAACCGTCCGGCGAGGGTTTTCGACTGCTTCTTCATCAGCCCGCCGTACTGCTTGTCCAGCGCCGCGTACAGCTTGTCCATGCCGCCTGCGTCGAACAATGCGTTCCCGCCGCCCGGCTTCGACACCATGCTCTGCAGTTCTGCCACTGACATATGCATCGACTTGGCGAGCATCTTCCACGCCGGGATACCCAACTCGGTGAGCTGGCGCATCTCCTCGGACTGGATCTTCTGCTTCGCGTTCATCTGCCCCAGCGCCATCGACAGCCGGTCAATACCCTCCTGGCCCTTGCCGAGCCCGGCGGCGGCGTCGCCGATGGTCAGCAGATGCTTCTTCGTCTCCTCGACGGTGAACCCGTAGGCGAGCATCCGCTGCGTCGCCTGGGTCAGCCCCTCCATCTCGAACGGGGTTTCCAGCGAAACCTGCTTGATCCACGCCATAAGGTCCCCGGCCTTCTTCGCCGATCCGAGGAACTGCGTGAACGCGATCTTCGACTGCTCCAGCGATGACGCGGTCTTCAGGCCCATCACCGTGGCCGCCCCGCCCATCAGCCCGAGTGCCAGCGCCCCACGGCGGGCCCACATCAGCAGCCCGGAGCTGCGCAGCGCGGTCGTCAGCCCCTCGACGTGGCGGCGCACCGAAACCAGCGCCGCATCCCACGACTGCCGGAACCGCCAGGCGTAGCGCTGCAGCACGGCCATCGTCCCGCCCAGCTTGCGCGACGCCCCCGACGCGATCCCGAAATTCCGGGTGAGCTGCACCGCCGAACGGTTCAGCACATCCACCGGGGTCGGGTCGGTGGCGTGGTCGATCTGCGCCTTCAGGGTGGACGTCTGCCGGCCCAGGCTGATCAGATCCTGCTTCGCGGCGACCAGCTGCTTACGCAGAGCCTCGAAACGTTCGGAGTTGCCCGGCTTGTCCAGATCCTTGGACAGCTCGGTCATTTCCTTCTTGAACGCCCGGATGTTGGCCCGGGTGGTCTTGATCGCATCCGTCACCTCGTCCTGAGCCTGGAGGACGATCTGGATCTTGTCGCCGCCGCCGGTGGCCATTGCGTCACCTCCCGGCGTCGTCGTTGGCTTTGCGTAGGGCCTCGTTGGCCAGGTCGGTCATCGCCAGCAGCACCGGCAGGTCCTCGACGGGACGGTCAAGGAAGGCCATCGGATCGCAGCGGAACACCAGACCGTAGGAGACGGCCGCCTGGACGATGGGCGAGGTGTCCAGGCCTAGATAGGGTCCGAACCTTCGTCGTCCTCGAAGATGTCAGCGCCGAACTCCTTAGCGGCCCGAGAGATCGCCATGTCCGACACCAGCATCACCAGCAGAGAGTCCACAGCCGAGCTCACATGCCTTGTGACCTGCGGGTCGGCGTTCTGCAACTCCCACAGGCCCGGGTCGGTGAAGACCAGCGGCCGCCCGTCCTCATCCTCCACCGCCTGCCCGCCGATCTCGATACGGCGGGTCTGCGCGCAGACGACAGTGCGCTGCACGTGGGTCTGCCAGCGCCGCGGATACTTCTTCCGGGCGATCGCCACCCGCTCCTCGAATTCGGCGCCGTCGGTGACCAGCACGCCGAACAAGGTGATGGAACCGAGGTCGACGCGGACCTCCTCGGCGTACAGCGCCTCGGTCTCGGCGCGGGCCTTGGCCAGTAGGGTGCGGACGTCGGTCACGGGGCGGCCCACTCGATCTCAACCTTCACCAGGTCGCTCGAGTTCGCGTCACCGTCGGGGAAGGTCACCTGCTCGGCCGAGCATCCAGGGACCGGAAGCGCGTTGCCCACCGGCAGGCCTGCACCGTCGACGATCTGCCGAGCGACCACAGCGTTCTCGAACCGGTTGCCGGCGTGGCACAGATCCAGGAATGTGCCGTGGGTGGCCGGATCGACCATGGTGGTCGTCTTCAGGTTGCCCCGCTCGGACTCCCCGGCGATCACCTCCTTGGGTACGCCGGCCGACGGTCGGGCCTTCTGGTTGTTGTGGGTCCACTCCCCGCCGGAGATCGTGTCCCACAGCAGGGACGATGGGATGAGCGGGTGGGAGACGAGCGCCTTGACCCGCGACTGTGTGGTCTTGCCCATGATCGGTTCAGCTCCTTCAGATGGTCTGGTCGGGGGCGGCGACGAGCAGGCTGATGTCGATCCACTCGGCCCACTCGACGAACTGCAGCGCGGCGTTCAGTGCGATCCGGTTGTCCGCCGGCGAGGCACCCGGGTCGGCGGACACCCGCCACGCGGCCAGCCACGGGCGGTAGGTGCTCAGCGCCCCGGACGCCCCGATCTCCAGTTGCCGCCGGTAGATCGCGGACCCGCCCAGACCGTCGAATGCCATGCCGATCTGGCGCAGGTCGTCGGCGGCGGCGTTGACCACGTCGCGGTACTGCGCGCCACGCATCGCCGAGTATCCGTTCACCGGGTCGGCGGTCTGCCAGTTTCCGACCAGCACCCCGGACCCGGCCGTGTAGTGGTAGATCACCCCGGCGGCCTCCATGGACGCCTGCTCGGCGGCGGTCGGCTCGGCGATCGGTGTCCATCCGGTCACCAGCGCATTGGCGGCCGCCAGGATCGGGATAGTGCCCACCCCGAAGACCCGCATGGCGACTGCCCGCACCGTGGCGGCACGCACCACCGCGTCGAGCGCCTTGAGGCCGCCGGCCTGGTCGGACACCAGACCCCAGCCGGCTGCGTACGACCCGAACTGCCGGTTTGACGCCAGGGCTCCTTCGGCGGTGACGGTGGTGCCGAACGCCTCGCCCTGCGCGGTGGACAGCAGTGCCAGCCGTCCGGTCGATGCGGCATGGGCCAGCAGCGCCGTCACCGATGCGGTCACGCCCGGCGTCGCCACGCAGCCGGAACCGAAGTAGGTGGGGATCTTGCCGAGCACCGTCGTCCAGTTGACGTTCGCGTAGTCGTCGGCGCCGGACGCCAGGTTGGTCGCGGTCACGTTGGACGCGGGCAGCGATGCCACGGTGACGCTCACGTCCGGGTCGACGCTGGCCGCGGACTGCAGGCCGGCGGCGTCGGCGCCGGTGTAGGTGACCGTCTTCGACCCCTTGACTAGCGTCAGGGTTTTCGTCGCGGTCGTGTACGCCGCCGTGTACACGTTGTAGTAGGCGCCGGGGTTCTTCGCGGTGACCACGATCGCGCCGGACGACAGCGACGCCGTCGCCAGGACCGCGGACGGCCCGGACGCACGCTGAACCACCAGCTCCCCGCCACCCTGGGACAAGAAGAACTCGGCGGCGTCGTACATCACCGACCCACCGGAGCGGACACCGAAAGTGTTGGTGTAGTCGCGCATGGACCGGCAGATGATCGGCCCTCCGACCGGGCCCATCTGTGTCTGGCCGGCGAAGATGGCGCGGGCGGCCCGCGGGCCGGTGGCGGTCGGCGACGGGGGCGCGGCGCCCAGCGCCACAGTCACGCGGTCACTCATCGGTGTGCTCCTTGTCCGCCCGGGCGGGCTTCGGCTTCGGTGTGGGGGGTTGCGGCTCGGGCTCCCGGGGGGATCCGGGCATGGTCAGACTCACCGGCATCGCCGGGCCTCCTTTGAGGGGATGGATGGGGTTAGGCGGGAAGTTCAGCAGTGACCGTCACGTCGACGCCGTCGATCGGGGTCAGGCCGAGGTCGAGGTCCTCGTAGACGCGGAAGGTGACGCCGATCGTGCCGGCGGCCAGCGGCTCACCGTTGACCGTCTCCACGCCGGGGCCGGTCCGCTCGGGGCGGTCGCCGGGAAGTAGTTCGACATCGTCAGGCCAGAGTGTGGGGGCGATCAGCGCTTCGCGGACGGCCTGCAGCAGCCGGTCGCGCTGACGGGTAGCGCCTTCGTAGTTTCCGACCGTGTCGTTCGCGCAGGCCACGATCACCTCGACGGAGTAGTCGTAGGCCCACTGCGCATCGGCGGTTCGCTTGTGATTGGTGGCGTCGGTGGCGCGGATGACCACTGCGGGGAAGCGCTGCAGCCGGTACAGGCCGTCGTCGAGGATGAAGTCCAGGTCCGTGACCGGGTCGTCGGCGTCGACCTGGATGATCGCGAGACGCACCGGAACCGCAGCCACCAGGTGGGCCTTCACGACATCGCGGATGTACTCGTGACCTCTCATCTGGTCACCGCCTTGTGGATGTGGGCGCGGATCACGCCGACATAGGCACGCTTCTCCGCGGCGCGCAGCCGGGGCACCGGCGGACGGGCGGGCATGTGCACGGTGCCGACGGTCATCAGTACTGCTGGGTTCATCACCCGCCGGTCGTGCTTGACCGGGCCGAAGGCGACGAATCGGTGGCGGGCGAACCGCGGCTCGACGCGGGTCAGCCCTTCGCGCATGATGCCGAAGTCGACCAGCGGTGACTGGTGGCGGCGTATCGTCTCCACCGCGAACGGCTCCCACCGGCCCAGCCCGTTGGAGTCGAAGACGCTGTTCTGGCGGTCCTCGTACAGCCGTCCGAGCAGCGGCCAGGTCGGGGACAGATCCCCGGCGGCGTGTGCCACCTCCGACAGCTGCTTCATGACCTCGTCAACGCCACGCAGCAGCACCGACGTGCGGATGCTGCCCATCAGCCGAATCCCGGAGCGTAGCGCAGCTGGATCATCTCCAGGGTGATCCGGTCGGCCTCGCTCATGATCCGGGACAGCATCTGCGGGGACGGCGTGTAGGACATACCCTCCGGCCCGGAGTAGGTGGCCCTGTCCTGGGGGTTGCCGTACCACTGCGCGGCGGTGCGCAGCGCGATGCCGCGAGCATTGATGACGTCGTCGCCCGATACCGCCCGGGCCGGGTCGAAAAGGTCGAAGCCGAGGCGCATCCGCACCTGTGCGCAGGCGTAGTCGACGGCGGCCTGCGCCGCCGGGGCGTCCTTGGCGGTGAAGCCGGACGAGTGCAGGTGGGTGGCCAGGTCGTCCACCGTGAGCAGCGGCGCGTCCGCGCGCACCGTGAAGTCCTGGACGAACGCCCCGGCGTTGACCCCGGTGGCCAGCCAGCGGACCGCGAAGTAGCCTGCTGCAGCCGGCGTGTAGTCGGCGGTGTAGATCCCGCTGTCGGCCTCGTGGTCGACGGTGGGGGTGTCGGTGGTGCCGTCGGGCAGGGTGATCGTGCAGGTGACGGCTCCGGCGTCGGCCAGCGCACCGTCGGCGTCACGGACCTCGCAGCGCAGGGTGATGACGTCGCCGAGGTCGTAGGTGGCCATCGGTCAGCCTCCTGTGATCGTCGTGGCGGTGGTGGATCCGGTCAGGGTGCCCTCGCTGGCGGCAGAACCGGCCACGGTGTCCGAGGTCGTGGCATTTCCCGCCATCCGGGCCGCGGCGCTCGTCCCCGCCAGTGCGGTGGTCAGGCGAGTGCCGCCGGTGACCTGCCCTGGGGTGGTCTTGAGGGAGCCGGAGGCGGTGAGGCTGTACAGGTCGCCGTACGTGTCGGCGTAGTAGTCCTCGACTCCTGCGGCCGTCCCGGTGGCATTGATGTGAACCTCGAAACCCCACGAGTCCTGCGTGTTGGCCACCGCCGAGATCAGTTCGTGGTGTCGTCGATAGTGCCATTACCAACAACGTCATAGTCAACGACGCTGAACACACCGCTGTCGCCGATCTCGGCCTTGCCCTCGTTCAGGGCGTTCAACCCAGCGACGATCGCGTTATGGTCCTCGACGTGACCCGAGTCGCCGCATGCGCCTCGTCCGGCAAGGCCGGATTGAATGTGACCATCGTGATCTCCCTCTTACGTCAAGTAGAACTGCATGTCGCCACGACCGCTGTTGATCGTCGCTGGCGTCACCCACGACGATCCGCTGTTCGTGGACACCTCGGCCACACCGTCATCGAAATGCCCCGCCGAATAGCCGTTGTCGTCGCCCTGCTCCAACAGCCGCATCCAAAACTCCGTACCGGCAGGGGCGCTCAGGCGCACGTTGTACGTCTGCCCCACTGTCAGGGTTTGCGCGGCTGCGAACGTTCCCGACACCCACACGCCCGCTGAACCGTCAGCGGTGCGGGTTGCGGTCGGGATGGACGCCGCCGGAATGGTGCAGGACGCGATCAGCGATTCGGTCACGTCCTCCAGCCGGATCGTGAGATCACCAGTGCCGGATGTCTTGGCCAGGCGCAGCCAGACTTTCGTGATCGTTCGGCTGGTGCCGGTAACGGTGATCTTTTCGCGCACCATGTTTGCCCCGCCGATCTGAGAGCCGCTGCTGCTCTGCATGTCGACGTAGCCCTGGCCCTGCGTCTGGCCGTTGGAGTACCAGATTTGGAAGGTGGGCGTATATTCCGGCATCACGTTCCACGACGGGCTGGCCCCCATCCCGCCCGTCAGCACCGCCAGGTCCGTGTCCGGGTAGCGCGGCTGACGCGGAGTGGTGGGGGCGAACACGAGGATGTTGTTGACCGAGCAGAAGTTGGTGTTCGGGCTTGCGTCGGTGTTCTTGAACACAAGGTGATAGATGTTCCCGGCGACGACCGACGCACCCGAACCGGAGAACGTGTGGGTGTAGTGGCCGTCCGCGTTGGGCGGCGAGAATGTGTAGAACGACCCGTCGATCTCGGTGCCGTTGGGCTTGCCGGTGCCGTCATCGGCCTGCACCGACACGCGTAGTGTGCCGCCTGTACCACCGGCGTAGCCTGTGGGTCGTGCGCCCTTGAGCACCCACCTGTGGCTGGTGATCTTTCCGGTGGACACGGCCTTGAACCGTTGGGACAGCCAGATCTGGTCACCGTTGCCCGTCACAAGGTTGGCAATGGTGTCGGTGCCGATTGCCGGGCCGTACGGAAGCAGCGGCACAGTCGGGGTGACACCCTCTAGCGCGGCGACCCGTGCTTCCAACGCTGCCAGCGCCGACACGTCGGCCTTGTCGGCCAGCCATCCGGTCACATCCTCGGTATCCGCCTTGTCGGCCAACAGCTGGGTGACGTCACCGGTGTCCGGCTTACCCGCGTTCAAGGCGATCAGTGCGGACATGATCGAGTTGTGGTCGGTGACATGCCCCGGATCGCCGGTGTGCGCCTCATCCGGCAAGGCCGGGTCGAAAGTCACCATGTGAGGCTCCTACTCACTGGGCCGAGAGCGTTATTGCGCCCGCAGCGATCGTGATGGACGCGGCGGTCACCGTAAGTGAACTCAGGGTCGGTCGGATGCCCCTCGTCGCGGTAGCGGCACGCGATCGCATGGGCCACCGCGTCGGCGGTCGCCTGATCGTCCACCTCCACCAGCGGCATGGACACGTCGATCTCCCGGCCGTCCGGCAAGGTCACGGACCCGGTGATCGGGCCGGTCAGCACAGCGTGGCTCATGATGTCTCCCGCA